ACACAAACGAGTATGCGTCTAAAAACAGATACCTTAAAAAAACTTAAGTTATTAAAAAAACAAAAAAAATTATCTATGGCTAGGGTTTTATCTTTAGTAGTAGATCAATATTTGGAGAAACAAAATGAATATAAATGAAAAAGAGCAAATAAATGAAATTATAAATGAAGTTGCTAATACAATTGATCAATATGAGTCACTAAATGAAGATTGGTTGAAAACTTGTTTAAAAGATAAAGAATATAATCTTTTAGTGGGAGCTTTAATACCCTTAGCATCTTTACAAACAATTAATGAAAAACTACAAAAATTATGGGTAAATTCATGACAGATAACGTAAACCACCCACCACACTATAAGAAAGGATCTGTTGAATGTATAGATGCTATCAAGTCAGCTTTAACCAAAGAAGAGTTCAAAGGTTATCTAAAAGCTGCTGCAATCAAATATATCTGGCGTGAAGATCATAAAGGATCTAACATCCAGGATCTTCAAAAGGCCGTATGGTATCTAAATAAACTTATAACAGAGTTAGAGGAGTTGTAATGGATATGAGCTTTTATGCCGTAGTTGGTATTCTGTTACTAATGATCTACGCTTTAGTACAAAACAAGAAATAAAAAAGGGGCTTTCGCCCCTTAGTCATACAGCAACCGTTAAAAAGGTGGTTCCATACCTTTTGGTGGACTCATGTCAGAGTCAGCTTCTGGCAAATACAATCGGATCTTAGTCTTCTTAGTATTCACAACACCGTTATCTCCCTCAAACTGATCATCAATCTGTTCAGTCTTAATCACTAACTTCTTACCAACAAAGTCGCCATGATTCTCTGGATACTTTTTAAATCCAACAGCTTTAGTAAGCCTCGTAAATATCTCCGTGCTTACTGTTTTGTTTTTTTCGTTGGTAGACCAAAGGTTATACCATTCTTTATGATCACGATATTTACCGCCATCTAATTGCATCGTTACCAGTAAAGTCCAGTTACCTGCTTTGGACTTATATTTGTCCGTAGCAATAATCTGTGCATTGTGTTCACCGTCTGGTGCTAGAGGTGTGCCACCAGATGACATCTCCTCTAAGTTATCAAAAAATTCTACATCACCGAAATCAGACATTTGCTTCTCCTTTATTGTCGTTAGTTAATGTAAACCCTAACTTCTTAATTAGAGCAGTTATATCTGGCTTCTCAAAGTTTTCAAGTTTGCCACTACGATCTTTAGCTTTGTAGCCTTGACCGAAAGTAGTTTGTAGCCATCTTGTTTGGACGTTCTTACCGTCCTCATCTTGATCTTCAATGATACGAAGAGCAAGAACCTCATCAAAGAAATAAGTGATTGACTCACCTAACTTAGTACCGACCATCTTTGGTGCATGTCTAAGTATGCCATCATCATTGACTACATCTTCCTTGCAAAGAAATAACACATGCATATTTAGATCTCTAAAAGCACGCATTAAATTTGTTACTGATTCCTGGACATTACCATAGGCCATACGTGGATCTTTGCTACGAGACTTCTCCCATGTCAATAAGATCTCGCTTATTTCAGAAACTGAATCTAAGCACACGGTGTCATATTGTAATTTGCCAGACTTCAAAGCATTGTGTAGTTCCATAACTTCAGATGCTTCTTTTACTTCTATAGCTTCAACATTGCTTGCATCTCTGATAGATAACAAACCAGCTTCAGCACTTATTACAAGTACCTTGCCTGGTGCAGTCTTAGCTAAAGTTGTTTTACCCGCTCCAGCCATTCCATACACCAAGATTTTTGCACCTTGGTTCTGTACTAACTTTTGCGGAGATACTATTCTACTCTGTATTTCCATATCTACTTCTCCTGTAGTTTTAAATTTAACTTGCATATTATAACCATAATAGTTACCATATGTAAAATATTATTTTTTACATTATGTTGACAAGGAGAAGTTATGGAGAATACCAATATTGAAGACCAGACATGGCAAGCAAATTATTATTTTAGGACAAAAACATTAGCAACAAGAAAACTTAAGGAATTTGAAACTATGGGAATAAAACCAAACCACACCGACAGGAAGGTTAAAAAGTATTCACTTAGAGACTACATTGAGTTTTTAGGACAAAAAGAAGCTGCAATAAAGTTTGATTGTTCTGAAGCGTCATGTAAGTCTTGGAGATACGGATACAGACAACCAACTATTAATCAAGCAAAACAAATCATACGAGCAACTGAAGGTCGTTTAGATTATGAATCTATTTATGGATCCATATCTGAAATACTAGATACAGAAGCTTAGTGTGTTTCAGTTAAACATAACCGAGGATGATACATCCTTGGAGCAAGCACTTGCCTACTATGATGATGGGTATAATGTTGTTCCACTACAAAGATCTAATAAGAAACCACCATCTTTTCTCGGTAGTTGGGAGCAATATAAAGAGTCTAGACCCCCTAGAACCCTTGTAGAGTCATGGTTTAAAGACAGAGAGAACTTACAGGTAGCATTGGTCTGTGGTAAGTTTGTTGTAGTAGATGCTGACTCACCAGAGGCTATGGATTGGGTAGAAAAGAATATGCCTGCTTGTCCATTCAAAGTAATTACTGGCAAGGGTATGCACTACTATTATAACAATCCACAAAACTATACTACCTTTGCTACAAGAAGAACTGCCGAAACACCCATTGAAAGATTAATAGATATAAGAGGAGTAGGTGGCCTTATCATTGCACCTTGGAACAGACATGCTAACGGTCAAGTATATAAACCTGTTACCTTTCCAGATTGGAAGATACATGACTACAACGATTTACCAGATTTTACAGAGATAGAGTTTCAAAAGATAACAGGTGTACCAAAGACAGATACGGGAGTTCAAACAGCTCCCTTTTCTTTGGACGGAGTATTAGAAGGATCCAGGAATGATGGTGCTGCTAGAATTGCAGGCTACCTTATATCCAAGAATGTCAACTTAGAATTTGTCAAGATCTTTCTACAAAACTGGAACAAAAATAACAATCCCCCCTTACCACAAGATGAGATAGATGGCGTAGTAGAAAGCGTCAAAAGTACACACGATAGAAAAAATAAGATAGCACCATTGTTCATACAAGCATCAGAAACCATACAAAAACCAAAAGATTTATTTAACCCACCTGGCTTACTCAAAGACATGTTTAAGTTTTGTGAAGAGATAGCACAAGTTCCACAACCAGAGTTATCACTCATAGGAGCACTTGCATTAGCCAGTGTAGTCTGTGGTCGCATTTATAGAACCAACATGAATAACTTTTCTTCTATGTACTTCATGGGTATTGCTAAGTCGGGTCAAGGTAAAGAAAACATAAAAACATTTGTAGAAGGCGTATTAAATGCCAGCGATCACGAAAAGCTTATCGTAGGAGATGGCTACACTTCAAGTGGTGCTGTCCACTCTGTATTAAAGATGAGGCCTACACAGATAACCATCATGGATGAGTTTGGTAAAAGACTAGAGGCAATAGGTGCATCTGGTAATACCAATAAAGAAGATGGAATACAAACACTTATGGAAGCTTGGGGTAGGTGTCATGGTACTTTGCGACCAGATAACTACTCACTTATGAACGTACAAGAACAATATAAAGAAATGATGATGAATCGTGTGACACATAAGCCTGCCATTACATTGGTTGGGCTATCCGTACCAAAGAATTTTTACAGTGCGTTAAATGGTGGCAGGATTGCAGACGGGTTCCTAAACCGTTTTGTAGTCGTTGAATCTAAAGAGCCTAGGAGAGTAGGACAACTCAAAAGATTCAACACGCCACCAACCTCTATTATAAACTGGGTAAACTACATTAGAAGACAAAGAGGATCTATGAGTGATCTATCTCGTGATAATGCAGAGTTAGACTTAGATCAGATTGTTTTAAGCTTCGATAAAGAATCAGAGGAGATACTACAAGACTTTGCACGAGAGATAGTTAAGAGACAAGATATACTAGAAAAAGACAACTTAGAGCCACTTCTAAGCCGTTCTAAGGAGAAAGCTATGCGTTTATCCTTGTTATGTACTCTTGCAACTAATCCAGACGCTACGACCATTACAGGAGATGTGACGCTTTGGGCTGTAGATTTCATAAGATACTACGATTTATTGTTCATTGAGGCTTGTAGAGATAAGGTGGCAAGTAGTGCAACAGAGTCCAAGATCAAACAGGTACTATCGTTTATTAGATCTAGGAATGGCGAGGGTATATCTAAACGAGAGGTTGACAGACACGAACTATTTAGAAGTATGAAGTCTTATGAAGTTAAAGAGATTATTGAAAGGCTTAAGAATGCAGGGGAGATACAAGAAGTTGAAATTAAAGTAGGTGGTAAAGGTAGACCAGCTAAAAGGTTTGTAGCTGTAGATCCTACTTTCTTTGAGGATAACTAAACTATTGGTCTACCAGCAATCTGTTCTGCAAAGTCAATACGTTCTTGAGATAGTGGATCCGTTGGTGATTGCAAGGGTTGAACATCTGGTAGTTGTAGTTCTGAGGTTTTAAGTGGTGCAGTGACCTGATCTCTTAATTGTTGAAACATGTTAAGACCTTGATCAGTTTGCT